AATCTTTTAATAGAAAGCATCAAGGATCTAACAAAGCTCACAATATTGGAATTTTGACAGAGGGAAGCACTTGGAAACCACTTGCTCTCGATCACGAACAGATGCAGTTCCTACAATCTAGGAAATACACTAAATCTGAGATCTGTGGACTTTTTAGAGTCCCAGCATATTTGATCGGTGATCTGTCGGAAACAACGAAGCTCGGATCTAGTATCGAGGAGCAGAATAGAATCTTTTATGAACTGACTCTTCTCCCCTATATCAACCGAGTGGAAACTGCACTGACAATGTTGCTCCCAAGAAATCAATTCGCAAGAATAGATGTCTCTGGGTTGCTTCGTGCAAATATCAAAGCTCGTTATGAAGCTTATAATCTTGGCAGAAATGCTGGGTTCTTATCAGTGAATGAAATTCGAGCTAAAGAAGATCTTTCACCAGTTGATTCAGAAATTGGAGATTCGTATCTGCAAAACTTGAATCAAATTGCAGTGGAAGACACAGAAGACCAATCCGAATAAATACGCTAAGTCGGAATGGACTATATGTCATTAAGACACCAATGGAGGATCGCTGATCCATCCAATATCGAAAACGATATAAACAAAACAAAAGAGATGCTTGGTATCTTTGGAAAAGATCACCAACGATTCAAGAAAAATATTGATTCAAGAAACTTCGGTGAGGAGTGTTTTGAGTTTGATATGTCTCTAAACAATATTAAGCGATTTGAACAAGGTTGGAAATGGGAAGACTTTGTTGGACAGGTTGGATCATATCAACGATTCGGTCTTGATCCATTTGAGTATCACATACCAAATGCAGTCGCTTTCACACACGATCCCAAATTCTATAAACCAGATTATTCAGTTCTTTATTGGAAAAGAAATAAAAATGGATCTCTGAGTCTTATTAATAAGCTTGTAGAAGTTAAGGGAAGCCGAAACATTAAGAACCAAGACTATGACATTTATCGAGATTATCAAAGATATGTTGTTGATCCACATAATCAAAAAGTTAAAGATTATGCAAAAGATCACTTTGTTCCTAAATGTTTAATTGAATTTGAGCTGTTTATTTATCCAACTGCTTATGCAAGTGGTTTGAATGCTCAAGATCCATCTTATTGGACACCAACTATTGGTCTGACTGAAAAATTAGAAGTCTGGTCAATAGATGAACTTGAAGTCGCTTGGAATAATACTAAAAGAGACTTTAAAGATCCATATAAAAAGATGGACACCAAATCCATATTCAATCCAGCAAAAGTTAATGCCATTGATGGTGTTGAGAATTGGAGTGATGAACATTATAAAAAGGCAATTCATCGTGATGCCTTAAACTATTAAAGGAATTTAATGCCATATCCAGAGCAAGATCAATTTGGATCTAAATCAGAAGCACTAGAAAAAGCAAAAGTCATTGGTTGTTATATTGATGAAACATCTTTCCACGAAATGGAAATTGATGAAGAGGTTCTCTATATGCCTTGCAAAACTCATCAAGAATACGATGACAAGATGCTTAATAGAGCTGAGGAACGATCAGAGCATATTAATGTGCCAGATTATGTCCAAGCTAATGCTCAAAGAGGTTTAGACAACTTAGATCTTGCTGGAGATGGACTTGTTGATGCAACAAAAAGCGAAGCAAGACTGTTGGCAAGAGGATCAATCACCGAGGAAAAGTTAAGAAAACTCAGTGCGTGGATAAAAAGGCACAGAGGTGATCTTCAATCTGAACAAGTTAAAGATGGAGAGATCAGTGCTGGTGTGGTTGCACACTGGCTTTGGGGATCTGGATCAGCAGAGATTTCTGTTGGTGCAATGCTTCAAGGAGCTGATCGAACTATTGCTTGGGCAGATCGAGAGATTGAAAAATTAGACAATAATGGAGAAAGAACATTGGAAAAGATAAACGAAAAAATCTTCAGTTCAGAACCTAAACAAGTCAGACCAACACCAACTCACGATGTGAGATATATAGTCAATGAATTTGAAGCAAGAGCATTAGATGGCTCAAAAGCTGTGATCAGTGGATATGCTTCGATCTTTGATAGGTCTTCTCAAGTGCTTGGTGGAGGTTTTGTTGAGCAGATCAAAAAAGGTGCATTCACTAAAACACTACAAGAAAGAGGAACACAAACCTCAAGGGATGACATAAAAGCTTTATTCAACCACTCTACTGATCTAGTTCTTGGATCAAAGAGAGCTGGAACATTAAAACTCACAGAAGATGCAAAAGGACTTCATTATGAAGTTAATTTGGATCTTGATATCACACATCATCGATCAGCATTCAAAATGATTGAAAGAGGCGATGTGACAAACTCATCTTTTGGTTTTGATGTTATTGAAGAGAGATGGTCAGTGCCAGAATCTTCATCTGAACCAGTTATGCGAGAAGTGTTAGAGACAAGACTTTATGAAGTTAGTCCAACACCATTCCCAGCGTATCAAGACTCATCAGTCACAGCTGAGAGATCATTTAAAGGTTTAGCTGAACTTAGTGGACTTGATCTTCGTGATCTAGTTGAAGCAAACAATCAAGGATCATTAAAAGAACTTCTCACAGAAGAGAATGAAACTGTTTTTAATGCAGAAGCTAGAAAAAGAAGATTAGATCTTCTCAAATCGAAAGATTTATAAACAAAGATAGAGACTCGATGATAAATCAGTCTTTATTGCCTAACAACCGACTCGGATAAGTCGAACACAATTCACTTGTCCAAATTTTCATATAAGGAGAAAAATATGAGCAATCCAATAGTTGAAAAACTATACGAGGAAAGAGCCAATCTCTGGGATCAAATGAAAGAACTCAACGATCGTGAGATCAAAGAGGAAAGATCACTTGATGCTTCAGAAAAAGAAGCTTGGGACAAGATGAATGACAGAATGTCTGAAATCGATGCCAGAACTTCTGAACTTGCATCTGTTGAAGAAGCAAATAAAAAATCTGAAGAAGCAAGAGCAATCTTTGAATCTTCATCCCCAGCTCCAGTCATTGAAAAAGAAGTTGAAGCTCCAAGTGATGCTTCAATCTTAAGAGCAATGGCAAATGGCGAAGTTAGATCACACAACTTTGAAAAAAGAGATTTAACTGTCGGAGCAGATGGTGGACTCGTTCCCCAAGGTTTTTATGACCAAATAATTGCGAAACTAGATGAGAACGCTGTCGTGAGACAGTTTGCAACAGTTGTTTCAACAGCTGGAGGCGAAGACATCAAGTTTCCACAAATCACAGCTTTATCATCTGCATCATTAGTTGCAGAGGGTGGAGCAATTGGTGAAAGCGATCCAACAAGTGCATCAGTCACATTAGGAGCTTTCAAATATGCCTACCTCACTCAAGTATCTTCAGAGCTTTTAGCTGATGAGGGTGTTGACATCGAGGGATTCTTAGCAAACGATGGTGGTCGTGCATTAGGAAATGGAGCAGGAACTGACTATGCAGTCGGCAATGGCTCAAGCAAACCAAATGGCGTTATGAACGCATCTGGAACTGGTGTCACTTGTGCATCAGCAACAGTTATCACACCAGATGAGGTTATTGACCTTTATCACAGTGTGACTTCCCCATATAGAATCAATGGTGCTTGGATAATGAATGATGCTACTTTGAAAGAAGTTAGACAGTTCAAAGATTCCAATAATCAATATTTATGGCAACCATCATTGCAACAAGGAAATCCAGATACACTTCTTGGATCTCCAGTTGCTACTGATCCGAACATTGAAACAATTGCAACAGCAAAGAAAGTTATGGCTTTCGGAGATATGAGCAAATATTTCATTCGTGAAGTTCAAGGCATACAAGTTGACAGATCTGTTGACTTTGCATTTGCCAATGATTTGGTCACATTCAGATTCATCTATCGTGGTGATGGAGATCTAATGGACACAAACGCTGTCAAAAGAATGGTCATGGGCTAATCCCCTAACCTTTCTTAGTCTTTTATCAAGCAATTGATGAAGATGGTCAAGATCCAGCAATGGATCATTGACTGAGATATTTGGCTTCAAACATTCAATCTCTACTTCCAAAGTCGAATGTCTCAGTGAATTAATAGGAGAACCAATGAAAATCAAAATGAAGATCACTATGTCTGGTCTATACAATGGAAAACCAATTCCTCCAGCTGGAGAGATTTGGGAAACTGATAAGAACAACGCTGTTGATCTTATTGAAAAAGGATGGGCAGAACCAGTTAAGTCTGCTCCAAAAAAGAAAGCTGATAAACCAGCTGGAAATGAAAAAAGTTAATGCCATACCACTATGGCAAGAAGATGAAATCTAAAAAGAAAAAAGGATCTAAAGGTCGCAAATGATCGGTTATTCAGTTGGAAATGGAACTCAGCATATATATAAAGATTCGTTAGGTCGGATCTATGTTAATGCTTATATTGATGGCACTCTCACAAATGCCAGTGGATCAGTCACAGTCACTGTGACAGATGAAGCTGGAAATGTGATCATTAATGAACAAACAGCAACAACTGACACCACTGGGATTTATTATTATGATCTAGGCATTGCAAACACAACCAATGTGAACAAACTTTATGCAGTTTGGTCTGGAACTTGGGAGTCTGTGGTTCAAAAGCTTAGAACAAATCACGAGATCCTTGGATTTCCTTTATTCACTGAAGCACAAGCAAGAACATTCGATATTGAACAACTTGCTTCTGCTAGTGACTATCCAGATGCAACTATCTTAGAAGAGAGAGCAAAGATCACTGATCTATTAGAACAATGGACAGGAGCTTCGTGGACACCTAAATATTCTTTAGAAAAAATGGAGGGTGACACAACAAGAGTGTTATCTGTCCCACATTTCAATGTGAATAAGGTGATCTCTGTGACCATACTCGGTGAAACAATTGCAACCTCTAACTTTGAAATTGATAACAAAGCAGGATTCATTCACAGAACAGATGGATTCTTTCCAGAAGCAACTTCTGAATATCCAATGCCAATTGTTATATCTTATGAATATGGTTGGGACTTTCTCAAGAATGGTGTTGATCGTATTGCGTTAAAGCTTTTATTAGATCGTATTATCTCAACAAACATTCCAGATCGAGCAACTTCTTTCAATGATGAGATGGGAAATATCTCTCTTGTCACACAAGGAGGAGGATTCAAAAATCCTACAAGAATCCCAGAAGTTAATCAATGGATCGATGAAAACTCAGAAAAGGTCTTTGGTGTTTAATGGCGATCAACTCAGTTGTTAAAACAGTAAGAGACAACTTAAAAACGCAGTTATCTGCAAGAGCTGGTCTCAATGGTGTTGCAATCTTTAAATATGCTCCTATTGATCAAGCTCCAAAGAAAGAGATGATCTATTTAGGAGATGCAAACTCTTCAACTGACTTTCAAGCTTTTGGATCAGTCTATGAAGAAGATCTGGATCTAAAAATATTTATATACACGCTTCGAGCTGGAGCTGGAGACTCTGTTGCCTCCACCACAGAAAGCAGGTCTCTGGCACTAGCTAATGAAGTTATAGATCAATTAAACGATGATTCAACCATTAATGGAGCTGTGATTGTCTCACGAATCTCAAATATGCAGATTGAAAACACACTATCTGATGAGGGCAGAATATGTCTCATCGAGATGGACTTAGAAGCTCAAGCAACACTATCGGAGTAGATATGACAAAAAAGACAAATTATATTGCAATCGTTGATTGTGAAATTAAGAAAAAAGAATTTAAAGCTGGTGATCCAGTCGATGTGCAAGTTCCAAGGTGGATGGTTTTGCAAGGACTTGTTCTGCCAGAAGACAAAGCAAAGAAATTAGAAGAGGAATAATATGCCCACATTTATCGCAGGAAAAGACAACAAGATTTTATTTGGAGCTAATGATCTAACTGCATTCTTTAGTGATGCAAGTTTTTCAAGAGAACAAGCACTAAACGAAACAACAACCTTTGGCTCAAATCAAGCAACTTATATTTCATCCATTGAGACAGCATCAGCTTCTCTAACTGGATTTTATGATGGTGGATCAGAAGCAGTTGATGAAGAACTTCAAGCTGTCATTGGATCAGCAACTCCAACTCCCCTTTCTATATATCAAGGTGGAGACACAGCTGGGAACAAAGTTGTCTTATTAAATTCAAAAATTCAAAACTACACCATTGATTCGAGCGTTGCAGATGCTGTTGGTGTCTCTGCCTCATTCACTGGTGATAACTTTGGAAATGGGAAAAGCTTATATGCTTTGACCAATACAAGTGCAACAGCTAACACAACTGCTGTTGACTTTGGTGCTAGTTCATCATTAGGTGGTCAAGCATTTCTACATTGCACAGCTCACAGCTCTGCAAATATCTCAGTGAAAATACAATCATCAGCAGACAACTCATCTTTTGCAGATGTCTCTGGTTTTTCTTTCACTGCAATCACAGGGACAACCTCTGAAAGAATAGCAACCACAAACACAGTGAATCGATATGTTCGCATAGTGATCACAGTGACTTCTGGTTCTGCAACCTTTTCAGTTGGTTATGCCCACAATTTAAAGTAATTAATTAATTTAATTTAGGAGAACAAAATGGCTTTCAAATCTGGAAAAGATTCCTTTTTTAGTGTAGATGGAACTGACATATCAAGTTATGTCAATCAACTGTCATTGTCTCGTGATGTTAACACTCTTGAAACTACTTCGTTTGGATCAGATCAAGCTTCTTTCGTAGTTGGTATTGAGGGATTATCCATTTCTGGATCTGCGACATTCGATGCAACAGCTGATGGAGTTTTTGCTGGTTTATTCGATGGCTCACAAGTTGCTTTCGAGTATCGACCAGACAACACAAGCTCACAACCAAAATACACAGGCAATGCCTTTGTCACTAACTACACACTTGACTCAAGTGCAACTGATCTCGTTTCGATATCATTTTCGCTAATCGTGACAGGTGCAGTGACTAGAGGAACTGTCTAACACTTAAAATGGTCTCACAAAGAAGAAGACTTAAACGAACTGCAAAAGGTCTGGGAACTCTAATCGAAGTCTCTGGTGTGGATATTGCCAACCAGAAGAGATTGATTGAGCTTCTCGGATCTGATGCTGTCAAAATTTATAAACAATTTAACTTTCAATTTGGTGAAAATGTTGCCAAGGATGTTCGGAAAGAACTTCCAAAAGATTCTGGAAAGTTAGTTGCATCAGTTAGAGCAACCAAGACCAAACAAGGAGCATCGTTCCGAGTTGGTTATAAAAGCAGAATAACTTATGCACGACTCCAAGAGTTCGGTGGATTTAATCCCTATGGAGGATCTCTCAGAAGAGGTCGGAAACTCTATAAACCACAGAAAAAAGAGGGATATTTTATATTCCCATCTGTGAGAGATCGACTTCCAGAAATGCAAAGAGATTATGTCAGAAGACTTAACAAACTGGTCATCGCTCTCTATGGCAAAGCTGGAAAGACAGGATCATCAAGAAAGTTAATGGGAAAAAGCTAAGAGGAGAAATATGGCAGAAGAGGACAACAATCTTCCAGTTATCGTGATCAAAGATAAACAATATCTTTTGGATTATTCAGATATAACTGGGATCGAATGGCGAGAGATCAAGAAGATCACTGGTCTAAATTCAATGGAAGCAATAGGTCAGACATCAATGATGGACTTTGAAGCTCTTGCATCTATTGTGCTGATCTTTGCAAAGAGAGAAGACAAGAATATCAAATATGAAGACATCTTGGCAGAACTAACCATTGAATCAGTTAAAACACAAGAGGAACTGGATCAAGAAGTCCCAAAAGACTAAGGAGAGTTTATAGGAAGCATCTTCCAGCTCTCAGTCATTTTTTTGGAATTAGACCTTGGGAATTTGATTTGCTCACTATGGGAGAGATCAATGAATACCTCGAACAACTTAATGAATTTATAAGGAATCAGAATGGCTAAAGGAAACAGTCAAATAAATGTTGCTATTGCTTTGGACACAGCTCCTCTGGAAGCTGGTCAAAAAAGAGCAATTAGACAGTTTGATAAAATCGGATCAGTAGGTCAAAGAGCTAGTGGTGGTCTTAAAACTCTAGGCAAAGGGATGGCGAAAGTCGGTCTCTTAGCTGGTGCAATGGCAGGAACAGTTGGAGTAGTTGCCAATAAAATGGTTCAACTTGCTTCTGATAGTGAAGAGAGTGCAAACGCATTTGGTGTCACATTCAAAGAAGCATCACAAGGTCTCAATCAATTTGTCGATGAGTTCTCTACAAAAGCAGGTTTCACAACAGCTGAACTGCAACAACTACTTTCTTTCACTGGTGGCGTTGTTAATGGTATGGGAGCAAGTGCTGAGGCATCAGCTGAGTTCTCTAAACAAGTCGCAGTTCTTTCTGGTGACATTGGTTCTTTAAGAAACATTGATCCATCAGATGTCCTTGATCGTATCACTAAATCTTTAACAGGTGAACGAGAGGGCTTAAAGCAACTCGGTATTGTTATAAATCAGACAGAGCTTGATCAAAAAGCTTTGACAATGACAAACAAGAATGCTGTCTCTGAATTAACAGCAATGGATCGTGCAACAGCGACTTTGACTTTGATTCAAGAGAGATCAGCAGATGCAATTGGTGATCTGGATAATACTTCAGATGGCTTTGCAAACACTCAGAGAAGATTAAAAGCTGAACTTAGGGAAACAGCAACTGCTATGGGTGAATCATTGATGCCAAGTGTTAATGCTGTGCTTCCACTGATTTCAGAAATGGCTTCAGACATCCTACCTAAAATGGCAAAAGCTTTTGCTAATGGTGTTGAAAAAGTTAAAGAGTTCAATAAACAATTTGGTGAAGAGATAACAAGCAGACTTAAGAAGTCCTTTCAGTTTATGAAAGATGGAATCACCATAATAGGACATTTCATTGGCAAGTTTGTAGAGATGATCTCGAACTCAAAGATCCTTAGTGCAATCTTTGGTGAGTTGGATAAAGCTCAAGGTGGACTAATGGATGCAGTTAATAATTATGCAGAGAGCATAAGAGAATCAAACGCTG